AACAAGCAGCACAGGCAGCACAAGGTCAATCAGACCCAACAGCTATCTTTGCTGAAGTTGAGAAAATGAAAGCACAACTACAAGCGCAGACAGCGCAAGCTAAGATGCAAGCAGAACAAGCTAAACAACAAGCGCAGATACAACTAGCATCAGAGAAACTACAAAGCGACCGTGAACAAGCAATGGCTGACATCGCCATGAAGCAAGCTGAGTTGTCAATGTACGAAGAAAAAGCAGCACTAGAGATTGAGATGCAACGCGTTAAACTTGTGCAAGACGAAGCAATGGCTGACCGTAAGCAATCATTAGAAGAACGCAAACAAGTTGTAGCAGAGTTAGAGATGGTAAGCCAAAGCCTAAATGACATCACAGATGTTGAGATGGCTAAAGCTGAATTATCTAATCTATTGGCTCAGTTGAGGGGATAGTATGGCAGTTATAGGCACAAACTCAAATAGTATTATTGGCAACCCTGATGGGTCAGGTCCTATTGGCATGGGGTGGTCTATTGGTCAAAAGACTCCTACTCAAATTGCTGCCGATGCAATTAGAAATGACATTAAACAATTAACTGCGATTACTGTAGATGAAAAACCAGCGCCAGGCGAATTAGCTGTTGGCGAAGTTGCTAAAGTTGTTACTGAAGATGGTAAGGTACAGTATTTTGTTGGTACTTATGACGGCAAACTATCTAAACCATTAACTTCTATTTCAAGTGCAGTAAATGCCGTAACAACTCAAGTTAATAAAGCAGAAAGAGTACAAACTACAGCATTACGCACATCAAATAAAATTGAAATATCAGAGTTAAGAGATTCATTAGAAGACCAAGGTTTATCAACAACAGATATTAACAAAATTATTAGAGAAGAAAAGGCAATAAACACAACAGAGTCTACTCAGTTAAAAAGTCTGCTTGATGAACCTGGATTGCAGTATGGTGTGCGTGACGCAGCAACTAACACATTTGTTAACAATGTAGTAAATGGTGTTACAAATCAAACTACACCGCCTACATCATTGCTTACTTACAATGACCCAGTTTATTCAGCACCAGCATCACAGGCAATTCAACAAGCTAAAGACGCTGTAGCAGAGTTTCAGTTATTAAAAGGTATCACACAACCATTTTTACGTAGTGGCAATACAACATCTGGCATAAATCAATACGCTATTTATCAAGCATTAGATAATGGCTCAATTATTGCAACTAAAGATGCTAATGGCGTTACTACTGGTTACACAGTATCAGAAGCAGTAGCTGCAAAAGGTGATGACCAAAGTGGCTTTATAGATGCAACTGGCATGAGTAAAGCTAGTGCTAGGGCATTAGGTCTAGTTTTAAATAACGATGTTGTTATTGGTGGTAAAGCTAATGTAGTTACTGATGCCAATGACAACCATTATGTTTATGATGCTAGTGGTGCTGACCGTTACGGCACACAAAAGCCTTTATTTGATACAGGCAGAGTAGTTGATTCTGGCCTAAAAGACGCAAACGGCAATCCAATAATGAATAAAGTGTTTGCTGAAGTATCTACAGATAACTCCAAACGCAACTATGTATCAGTCGTAAGCAATTATATACAACAACCAAATGGCACATTCACATACGGTGGTATTGATAGCACAGATTACACGCACATAGAAGGCTTTAATCCAATCAAAGCATTGGTTATTGCTGGTATGTCTGCTGGTGCTGGTTTTGCTACAGGCCCATTAACTGGTTTATCTACTTTAGTTGATGGAGTACAAGTTGCTAGTTCATTAGGTAATACAGTAAGTGGTGCAGTAGCCGGTGGTCTTGGCGCTGCTTTATCAGGTAGCAATGTAATTAGAGGTGGGCTATTAGGTGCGCTTGGTGGATTTACTATTGGTGAAGTTCAAGCTGCCGCACAAGCTGCTGGAGGCTATGATAACTTATTAGGTCAAGTTAGTTCTGGTAACTTTAATTCATTTACTCAAGCTGCACAAGATGCTGCTGCTTTTGCTAACTCTGCTGCTGGTTCAGCTAGTGGTGTTGATGGTGGCGGTGGTGGGTTAGTTGGTGGTGGTGAAAGCCCAGCTAGTATAAATTTTGGTGATACATCAGTTGCACAAGGCGGCTTTATTGATTCAGCCAATACAGCTAACACAGGTTTAACTAATTATGGAACTACCGGTACAACTGGTTTAGGCCCAAACATGACTTACAATACTAGCGCCTCTGGTCAAGGTATTAGATTAGGTCTTGATTCTGCCGGCAACTATATAGATTTAGCTACTAATATGCCGTTTACTGGCTCTGGTATAAACTTTGCCAAAGATGCAGCAGGTAACTTTATTTTAGATGCAGCAGGGAATGTTTTAGATGCAGCAACAAATTTACCATTCCAAGGTGAAGGTGTTAATTTAATAAACTTTGATACAGGCGCTTATGTACAACCATCATCCAATGCTGCGTCAACTGGTAATAACGGACTACTGGATACATTAAGAGATGCAGGTTCATCTGTTGTTGATACATTAGGTGTTGGTGGCACAATCTTAGCTGCCGGTGCAGTTGTTCCAGAGATTGTAAAAGCAGTCACTCCTGGGCCAAAAACAGACAATACTGTATATACAGCACCATTGCTAAACAATGTAATGATGCCAACTAACAAAGTACCAAATTTAGTGCAGAACTATAACAACTTGTTTAATCGTCAAGGCGTAGGCGCTGGTCAATACTTAGGTTACGATTACTTAAATAACATAAACGTGCCACCAGAATTAATGGGCTTATTAGGTACATCTGCACAAGCTAGACCAACATCGCTTACAATGCCTACACCAACATCAATAACACCGGCATAACATGAACAGAACACAAGAAGCACAGTTGTTACTTGGAAACGAGTTTTTTAAGACAGTATTTCAAGAACTAGAGGACTTGCAACTATCACGGTTTGCAAACTCAAATGAAGAAGATATAAGTGGTCGTGAGTTAGCGTATGTAAAACTCGCCACATTGAAAGAGATTAAATCGCATATAGAATCAATCGCAGCATCAAGCGAAATTCGTGATAAGCGATGGAAGATTTGGTAACTTTTTACCAAACGCAGTCAGGGCGTATCTGAATATAGGAAGTAAACAATGGAAAATACCATGACCCCAGCTACTGGGAATGGCACGGTGCAAGAAGCAGCAAGCCAATTTTTTGACATGATGGAAGAAGCGGAAAACCCAGAAGGGCAAAATGAAGCTGAACAAGAATCAGACGAAATTGAGGAAGGCGAATCAGACGAGGAAGAACTAGAAGCCTCCGAAGAACTTGATAGTGAAGACGAAGATGAGGAACAGGAATCAGAACCTACTTACCGTATTAAGATGGCTGGTGAGGAACGTGAGATAACCCAACGTGAACTTATTAAGTTAGCACAGCAAGGCGCAGATTACACCAAGAAGTCACAGCAAGTAAGCGAACAACGCAAAGCGTTAGAAACTGAAGCTGCGGCTATACAAGAGGCTAAACAGCTACGCAACGAATACGCACAACGATTACAAGCAATGCAGCAAATGCTACAGGCTCAACAACCGGAAGATGATTTAGATTATCTACAGGAAAATGACCCGATTGGCTACGCTGTTAAAGTTGCTGATATGACTAGGCGTGAAAAGCAAATGAACGCAATTGAGTACGAACGTCAACGCATTGCCCAACAGCAACAAGCGGAAATGTCCGAACATCAACGCAGACAAGTTGCTGCGGAAGCAGAAAAGGTCACAGAGTTAATTCCTGATTACTCAGACGCAAAGAAAGGTGCTACATTGCGGCAAGAGTTACGTGCCTATGCTAAAAGCATTGGGTACACAGACGCAGAGATTGGTGCAGTTTATGATGCACGAACTGTTAAGGCTCTGTACGATGCAATGCAATACCAGAAGTTAGTTGAATCTAAGCCAGGCGTATCTAAGAAAGTGCAATCTGCACCTAAGATGATTAAGTCAGGTACATCAACTAATAAAACAAGTACAACAGAATCGCAGAAGCGCCAATTCAACAAGTTGAAATCAACTGGTAGAGTTAAAGATGCTGCTGCATTATTTGAGAAATTTTTATAAAGGAATAAGAAATGCCAACCTATCAAACCTATACGGCCATTGGCCAACGTGAAGACTTAATGGATGTTATCTATAACATTGCCCCAACAGAAACTCCATTCATGTCATCTATCGGTAAAACATCTGCTACTGCTCGTTTACACGAATGGCAAACAGATACACTAGCTGCTGCTGTAACAACTAACGCTGCGATTGAGGGTGCTGCTGCTACTTCAGCAACTATCACTCCATCCGTACGTTTAGGCAACCGCGCACAGATTTCACAAAAAACCATTGCTGTATCTGGTACTTTGGAAACTGTAAACAAAGCAGGCCGTCGTTCAGAGAAAGCCTATCAATTGGCTAAAGCCTCTAGCGAACTAAAACGTGACATGGAAGCAACATTGTTGTCAAACAACGTAGCTGCTGATGGTAACGGTTCATCTACTGCTCGTACATTGGGCGGTTTACAAGCATGGTTAAGTTCTAATTACTCTGGCGGTACTGATGGTGTTGCTGGTTCATTAGGTACTACTGCTCGTGTAACAGGTACTGACCGTGCGTTCACAGCAACACTATTGAACACAGTAATGCAATCTGCATTTACTAACGGTGGCTCACCAACAATGTTGTTCGTAACTCCAGCACAAAAAGTTGTTGCATCAACATTTACTGGTATCGCTACTCGCTACCGTGATGTTCCTTCTAATCAACAAGCACAAATCATCAACGCTGCGGATGTGTATGTGTCTGACTTTGGTATCATCCAAATCGTACCAGACCGTTTCATTCCTAACGCTGACAACGATGATTGCGCTTTCTTGATTGATACAGAGATGGCTTCAGTTGCTTACCTACGCCCATTCCAAACTAACGAATTGGCAATCACAGGTGATGCAACCAATACACAACTTTTAGTTGAGTATACATTGCAAGTAAACAACCAAGCAGCACACGGTATCATTGCTGACTTAACCTAGTAGAAAATAAACTCCCTGTGTTGACTCATGGGGAGTTTTATTGGAAATATAAATGGCAAACATACTATACGAAAATGGTAAGAAAACAGAATTTCTTGATAATGGCTCAGATGTCATTGTCAAACAAACGCAAGACATTACTGGAATCATTGAGTTTAATAAGGCTCAATACAATGAAACAGATTCTAGGGCAAGGTGGAGTGACGATGCAGTAGGTAACAAGGTTGCATCTATACCGCTAACAGTATTTCAAGACCTTGAGAAAAAAGGCATCACTCGTGGATTTACGATTATAGACCACAAGCGATTTAAAGAATTTTTAAATAATCCTGATAACCAAGTATTTAGAACCAGACCAGGAAGAATATAAATGGCATTTACAACATACGCAGAGTTACAATCTACGGTTGCAGACTATCTTGCACGTAGCGACTTAACAAGCCAAATACAGGACTTCATTTCACTAGCTGAAACAAGGTTAAACCGTGACTTGCGTATTCGTCAAATGCTGACATACACAACAATCACAATGACGGCTGATTCACCAAACGTAACCATCCCTGCTGACTTCTTGTCTATACGGGATATTCATATTATTGGTTCGCCAGTTTACACATTAAAGTATGAGTCACCATCTAACTTGTTTAGGAACACAGATTCATACATTACTGCATTACCTAAGTTCTACACGACAGTAGGCGCACAGTTTGTATTCTCACCAATACCTGATACAGCTTATGTATTGCAAATACTTTACTATGCTAAACCACCAGCATTGAGTAATGCAGTTACATCTAACGTATGGCTAGTAAACTGCCCAGACGCATTACTATACGCAGCACTAGCTGAAGCAGAACCCTACTTAATGAACGATGCACGTGTAGCTACATGGGCTGCATTGTATGACAGGGCTATTGCAGCAGTAACAGCAAGCGATGACAGTTCTGAGAACGCAGGTTCACCATTAGCAATAACAATAGCTGCGAGGTAGTATGCAAAGAATAAACTTAGGCGAGTGGACACCAGACCAACCAGGTATCTCTGGTAGTTTGACAACTGCAACTAACGTAGTCCCACAACAAGTGGGCTATGGCCCATTCCCATCAGCAGCAGTTTATTCTTCTGCCGCATCACAACCTCTATTGAGTTCATTTGCTGGCGTTTACGGTAATACATTGGTGTTATTTGCTGGCGGTGCTACTAAGCTATTTAAGTTTAATGACTTAACTACTGCGATGGCTGACGTATCTAAAGCAGGCAGTTATACATCAACTGATGGCTGGGAATTTGCTCAGTTTGGTGACATTGTTATTGCAGCCAATAATGAAAACGTATTACAAGCATGGAACTTAACATCATCTACTTTATTTGCTGACTTATCTGCAAGCGCACCTATAGCTAAGTTCGTTACGGTTGTTCGTGACTTTGTTGTATGTGCTAACATTGGTTCTGGTACAAATCCAAGCAGAGTGCAATGGTCTGACTTAAACGATGAAACAGACTGGGTATCAGGCCCTACAAGCCAATCAGACTTCCAAGAGATGTCAGACGGTGGCAACATTACTGGCTTAACTGGTGGTGAGTTTGGTTTAGTGTTGATGGAACGTGCCATTGCACGTATGACTTACTCAGGTTCACCATACTTCTTCCAGTTTGACATTATTTCACGTGGTTTAGGTTGTATTGAACCTGGGTCTGTAGCACAATATGGTAGTACAACATTCTTCTTATCTGATAATGGCTTTTACTCATGTAATGGTCAAGCATTAGAACCAATTGGTGCTGAAAAAGTAGACCGATTCTTCTTAGATGACGCAGACCAAGCAGCTTTATCTCAAATGAGTGCAACTATTGACCCATTACGCAAACTAGTAATATGGGAATACCGTGATAACAATCAAAATAGTTCATTATTGATATACAATTGGCAAGTAAAACGCTGGTCTTACGCTATTACTGACGCAGATTACCTATCAACAGCCACAACACCTGCATTGACGCTAGACGCATTAGACGTATTTGGTACTGTAGATACAATTACTACTTCATTTGACTCACGTGTGTGGGTTGGTGGTAAAGCTACATTGGCTGGCATACGTGGTAATAGTATAATTACCTTTACTGGTGGCAATACTGGCGCTGAAATTGCTACAGGTGACATTGAGTTATCACAAAACTCTATGGTTGGCGTAATTAAACCAATAGTAGACCAAGGTTCATGCGATGCACAGATAGCCTCACGTAGAGGTCTTAACGATGACATCAATTACAGCGCAACAAGCGTACAAAATGCTGATGGTCGTTGTCCAGTTCGTTCGGCAGGCAGATTTCATCGCATCAAGCTATTACCTACAGGCGATTGGACAGCAGCAGTAAGCATGGACATTGAAGCAGCAACACAGGGCAATAGATAATGGTTCAATTTGTCACACTACCACAACAAGGCGCAGACCAACGGCAAGTTGCCGAGGTTGTCCGTGGTATAATGGATGGCAAGACCAATAACACAGGCACGATTACATTAGCCACAGGCAATGCAACGTCTACAACGCTATACAACGAACGTATTGGCTACGAATCTGTCATTCTGTTGACACCTGATTCATCAGCATCACAAAATGACTCAGCACCTTACGGATGCTTTACGAATAACACAGACCAAACAGCACCAAGTGTAGGTGCTACTGCCGTAGTTATTTATGACACAACAGAAGAATCAAATGGCGTATATCGTGACACAGTAAACACATCACGTATTTACGTTAGAAACGCTGGTATGTATAACGTGCAATTTTCTTTGCAATTGGTCAACAAAGACAATGCCGTGCAGTATGCTGATATTTGGTTTAGAGTAAATGGCGTAGATGTACCAAGAAGTGCAAGCCGCTTTGATATACCAATAAGAAAAAACGCTACAGTGTGGGGACACGTTATTGGTACTGTAAATACATTTCTTGACATGGCTGCTGGTGACTACGTTGAAATTGCAGGCACAACATCTAGCACATTAGTCGGATTAGAACATTATTCTGCTGACACAGGCATACCAAGACCAGCTATCCCTGCTGTAATTTTAACTGTGCAGTATATTTCTGTTGATTCTATTTCAAACGTGTACATAAGCAGTCAGACTAGAGGTAGTGCAGTCATATCACATTATGCAAATAGCACGGCAGATAAAACTTATAAATACGTTATAGTCGGATAATGGAAGCTAAATTTATACCGCCAAACGAGTTAAGAGAATGGTGGGCATTTGCAAAGGAAGGTCTACAGGCTGTTTTAAATAAATCGCCTGAGGATTATATCCAAGAAGAAGTTTTTGTGGCTCTATGGCTTCAGAAATCAATGCTATGGGTATTCCTAGATGGTGAAAAGCCTGTAGGTTTTACTGTGCTAACACCAGAAGTAGATAATTTGTTTGTTTGGGCAGTATGGGGCAAAGAACCGCAAAGTCCAGAAGTAATTGCGGAGTGCTTTGAGATTATTAAAGGTATAGCCAAGCAGGGAAACGCAAAGAGTATTACATTTGGTTCTCATCGTCTTGGATGGGATAAACTAGCAAGAAAATTAGGATTTACACCTAGACAATGGGAATTAAGATTAGAGGATTAAGATTATGAGTTCAAAACCACAAAACGTCACACAAGTACAATCAATTGACCCAATGCTACAGCCTTTTGTCAAGCAAGGTCTAAATAATGCTACTAGTTTATATAATCAGCAAACAGCAGTTGATGCACAAGGCAACTTAATTAATCCAGCGTATTATCCTGGTCAAACTTATGTAGGCGCATCAGACCCAACACAAGCTGCTTTGTTAGCGCAACGTAATCGTGCTATGCAAGGCAATATGCTTAATCCTACTGCTCAACAACAACAATTAAATACAATTAGCGGTGATTACCTAGCTGGCAACCCATTCTTTGGCGGTGCATTTAAAGGTGCAGCAGAACAGGCTACAAACGCGTATAATGCTAATGTTAACTCAGCCTTATCTAACGCCTCTCGCGCAGGTCGTTTAGGTTCTGGCGCAATGAACACAGCATTAGGTGGCGCAGGTCAAACACTTGCTAACGCTTTAACAAATACTGCTGGTAATCTAGCTTATCAAAACTATGGCGCAGAACGCAGTATGCAACAACAAGCAGCACAAAATGCACCATCATTAGCACAACAAGATTACTACGACATCAATCAACTAGCACAGGCTGGTCAAGGTTACGAAGGTTACTCACAACTAGCAGTACAAGATGCGTTAAATCGCTGGAACGCAACACAAAATGCACCACAAAACGCATTAAATACATACATGGGTTACGTTACTGGTGCGCCACAAGGGTCACAAACTACTTCACAAGTATATAAAAATCCTTATGCTAATCTTATCGGTGCTGCCGGTACTATTGCTGGTCTTTTAGGTTAGGAGTTAAGTATGGCAATTTCAGATTTCTTTAGCGGTGGCAATACTCCAGACTATCTATCAGGCTTGCTTGATGATGAACAATTACGCAGACTTAAACAAAACGCACAACAAAATGCTTTAATGCAGTTTGGTTTATCTGCTTTAGCACAAGGCGGTTACTCACCAACTCCAGTAGGCATTGGCGAGATATTAGGCAAGTCTGGTATGGCAGGTATGCAAGGTTATCAACAAGGCGTACAAAGTGGCATAGAAGGCATTGGTACTCGTGCTAAGTTAGAAGAATTACAACGTGCTAAAAAACAAAAAGCAGCAGAAGATTTGTTTAGAAGCAGAATTGGCAAACCAAATGCAAGCCGTGATGTCATGACTCAAGGTACCGTGCAAGTCCCATCAGCACAAGGTACTGTTGCGCCTAACTTCCAAACACAAATGCCAGCACCAACTGTAACGAAAGAAGAATACTTTAGTCCAGATGTAATGTTACAAGAGGCATTATCATCAGGTGTGTTGCCATTTGATAAGTATTTAGAGTTATCTGCAAAACAAAAAACAGAATCACCATTTGGTAAAATTGACCCATCTAAATTTACTCAAGACTCTGTATTAAAGT